AAAGGTGAAAACTTTGCTGCTGACTTGGTACAGGTTACCGCAAAAGAAGTTAAGTCTGATATAATTAAAGAAGCAAGAAACAAAGAGATGGTAAAGATTGAGTTAGTCAAAATGGCATCAAGACTATCCGAAAGAGGCGAGAGAAAAGCTGCCGCAATGGTTAGGGATACTATCTTAAAAATATCTAAATGATATTTTCTTAGTATAATAATGGGGAGGAAACTCCCCATTATTTTTTTTCTATTTTTAAATTATATAAGTTAAAGAGGAAACATGTTAAAAGTAATTCACTCCGGTAACGCAATGCCTATGAGCTTGCCAGTAGATACAACATCAGAATTTCAGCCTGGATATTTTTGCCAGCTAAAACTAATAGGAAATGATATAGTTGCCGGTGTTTCAGATGGTACTGCTCCGATTGGAATCATAGATGATGTTAGATCATCTGTTTTTTCTAAGCCAAAAATAGATGAAATTGTTACAGTGCAAATAACCGATAATAACGTAGAGACAAATGAAAACGGTTATTCCGTTACTATATCGGAAGTACAGTCTCCATTAGAATTTCCTCATATAATTCAATCAAGTTTTATATCAAGTATATCTGTGTATTTAAACTATGTAAACGGAATTATAACTATTCCTGCAGGAACACAACTTAACTACGACTCAGATAATGATGGTATTTTTGATTCAGTAAAAGTTGTTGTTAGTTATGTTTACAGAGTTGCAACAAAACCGGGAGATGATAGCACAATATCATCAGGAAGAATAACTGTTCATTACCAAAGAGGTATCTATGCTACTGACCAGTATGATACCACCCAAGTTTACCCATTAAACGCAACTCTTTATGTTGGTCTTGATGGTGTTTTAACAACAAAACAACCAACGGAAAATCATCCAGGTGTTGCTGTTTGCACCGGTCCACCGAGCGCCACAATAGGAACTGTTGAATTTCTTTTACTATAATCTGGTAATATTTTATAAATAATTTATGGAGATATTATGTCTAAAAGATGGGCAAAAGAAGATCGTGTAGTTTGGGATCGAAGTGAAGTATTTAAAGAATTTGAAAAATCAATTTCTTTAAATATTGTTAGGCTTTCGTCCATCCAAGACAGATTAAACATTGTAAAAGAATCACAAAGTTCAATCGGTGTAGCTGTTGAAAAAGTTAAAGAGCTTGGTAATGAGCTAAAGAAAGTTCAAGATACTGCAAAGCAAATTGGTTTAGCTGACGACTCAGAAGTTGATGATAGGCAGGTTGACAATCTTATGTTTCATCAAGATAATCCTTATTCAAATGACGGTAAGGATTGGGAAGAGGATGATGCGACCGATCACATAATAAATGATTTAAAACAAATGGCATCTGATGCAATTAACGATGGAAATATAAAATTAGCGTATAAAATTGAAAGAACTATTCAAGAAATATTGGATAAAGAATAATGTTTTTTAAAACTATCTCTAAACGAGCTTCCTCTGCACATGTAAAATTAATAGACCATTTGCTCCATATTGGAGCTGATATAATAAAAAAAGCACCTGCCAGTGGTGCATCTTTAGATCCAAGTACTGTTGGTATAATAAATAGACTTGATTTGGGGGATTTGGATGATTTAAAGAAAAATTTTAATCCTCATTATTTTAATTTACCAGCAAATGAACATGCGATTTTTTTGGATTATATTGTTGAATTAGAAAATATATTAAAACAAACATCAGCTACAAAAAACTATGATAATCTTATTACATTTGCCTCTGTACCAGCAAACAAAAATACTATTAAAAGATTTAATAAAGCTATTCTTCAACAAAAAGCTATAAATGCACCATCATCATCACCATCATCATCATCACCAAAACCAAGCAGAAGTCCTTCTGCAAATCCAACTACTCCCGCTAGAAATCCAAACACTCCTTCGGAAAAACTTTCCCTACCAAAAAAAATTCAAGAATATATAGAGACTTCATTTAAATTTGGCTCATTTGTATATAAAGGAGCATTACTTGTCGGTCTTGGCGCAGGTGCTTGGTATATTTATAAAAACTTTATACAAGATAATGATGAGATATTATCATCTACTTTTGATGAAATGATAAGCTGCATATCTGATATGGATTTTTCTGAAAATATAGAACTTGAAAATCAAAAAAATTCTATTTTAAAAAAATTAAATGAACTAAAGATTTTAACACTACTTATTGGATCTTCTCAAATATCTGAACAGCAAAAACAACGTTATGTAGAATTAAACAACGAGCTTTTTGGTGGAAATGATAAATCATCTATTTCTAATTTTTTAAATAATATTTCTTTAAAAATGCAGACAAATGCAATTGACAAAAGTCTTCATGAAGATATATTAGAGAGCATAGCTTGTGTTGGTAATAATATAGAAAAATTGGCATCTTTATATGAAAATTCTGATGCAATAAAATCTATAAAAAATAATGGTCGCGGTGATGATGGCTCCAAAGAGAGCTTAAGCCCTCCTCCTTCGGTTGGCAAAAACGCAAGAGTAGATGGTATCGTAACTCTATCCACCGGACAGTCTTATGGAATTTCGATTGGAACAAGAAGACCATCAATACCACAAAGATTTATATTATATTTCGCAAAGGGTGAGGGTCCAGACGGATTTTTCTCATCACCAGAATTTACAGCATTTGTTGATCCAAATGATGCATCACCACTTGGTGGCGTAGGTCTTGTTCCAAATGCAATAGGAAAAGAGCCAATAGAAGAAAGAATATCTTCAGCAATAAAATATTGCTATAACAATGATATTGACTCTGGTAACGAATTAAGAAAATTTATGGTAAAGAGATAAATTCTGGTGTTGGAAAAATTAAAAGAATTTTTTCAAATGAACCAGAAGAAAGAGCTTTAAATAGAGCCATTGATTTTTATAAATCATCTCGTAGCCAACCTGACGAAATATTAGGTGATGATAGGCCATCCGATAATAATCGTATGTTTGGTGGTGGCGCAATGATAGATCGTATGAGAGAAAGAAGAGAAGATAGAAGAGAGAATAGAGAAAATAGAAGAGAGCAAAGAGGAATAAATGTAAAATCTTCTTCTTTAATAAATTTTATGCAAAAAAATCAACAATCTATTAATAAAGATAATTTAACTGTGAACAAAATGGCTTCAACAGAAAAAACAAAAGTCACTGTCTACGACGACGCCGTAAAGGGTCTAGAAGATAAACTAACCAAATCTTATTATGCTGGCTTAAATAGTATGTATAATGAGAAACCAAAAGCTCCAAAAACAGACCTAAAAGATCTTTATGGTTTGAATGAAAAAAGTAGTGTCGATGTAATACAATCTGCTCATCCAAAATCGGTTTATATAGCTGAATCGATGGGCGACGGTGCATTAATAGAAAATACTTTGGAGCAGCAGGCTAAGACTGAATCAAAATTACTCAGCGGGCCTACTGGTAACTTTAGATCGAAAAATGCTTTCGTTCTTCACTTAGATAAATTAGCTAAACACGCAAAAGAATCTGGTAAAGAAGAAGCGTATGAATTAATTAAGTCAACAATAAACAAATTAGAAAATTACTAGGAGATTAACAATGGCATTAAAACCACTTACACCTGGCTACCTACCACTCGGCCAGTTTGACTTACTAGACAGCGTAACAAGTCTCGTCGGCGGAGAAGTTGGTGTACTAGCAGCAGCTTCAAGCGGAGACTTTTACGCAGCAGACGTAGCAGCATCATCACTATTCTGCCACCTCACAACTGGCTCAGCAGTTGCAGGAAACCTATACGGCCTAATTGACGAAGGTTCATCTGGCTATGGTACTCTTTACGGTACCGTTATCGGTGGAACTGTTGGTAAAGCAACCGGTTTCTCATCAGGTGCATATGTAACCGCATCAGGATCAGGAGCTGTTGTAGTTGGACCAGCAACACATTACGGTTCAGGCAAGGCAACTCTATGGACAATGCCAGGTCTATATGGCGTTACAGCGGATGCATTTGCATCTGGCGAGCTTCCAACTGCAGTAAACGATAAAGTATATGGCGAAGCATCAACCGGAAAACTAACTACACCATCAAGCGCCCCAGGAACTGCGCAAGTTGCAACATTCGTTCAGGCTGTATCAGACTCTTCATTAGTAAGCACAACTGCTGCAGCAGCAACAGGTACTTCTCTAACTGCACCAGAATATTACGCCGTCTACCTCTTAGGCGCATCAAGAGCATAATTTAAATAAATAAAAGTCTAAAAGGAGAAATTAAAATGACACAGATCTTTAATACACATGGCGAAATAAACGCATCAAACCTTAAAGATGCGCTACAGCAGATCGTAAAATATGCAGCTTTAGTTGAGGAGCTACAGCCGTCAAGCAGCACCGCTGCTGGTCTACCAACATTCTCTGATGATCAGAGAGATGATATGGTTAAGCAGGCTCTACTAACAACCGAAGGTAAAGTTGCACTCGGTCAGGCTATGGCAACCCCAATCAGAAGAAACCTTGACTATAACGGCGTAGGCAGAAAAGCAGTCGTAGTCGATCCTCTTCCACAGGGCGCACTAGCTGTTTACGATAGAGATATCGATGTTGCTGCAGTTGTTATTTCATCAAACGGTTCAGCACCAGAAAGCAGGGTATTTGGCGACAGAGTAACCATTCCTGAGTTTGAAATCGTATCAAACGTAACCGTAAGATACGCAGAAGTTCAGAGAAGAAGATTTAACGTCGTAGACAGAGCCCAGCAGAAAGCAAGACAGGAAATTCAGGCACAGGAAGACGCAAACGTTTTCGCTGCACTTGACTTTGCTGGCGACGTAACCAAGGGTGGTGAAAATACTGCACAGACTCTCGATACAACACACAAGCCAGATCAGCTCTCAAAGAGCGGTATGCTAGCACTCAAGAGACAGATTGACAGATGGGATCTTGTAACAAGCAAGTACTTCCTAAACATCAATCAGTTTACTGATATTCTAGACTGGGAATCAGCAGGTGCAGCAGGAAGCTCACAGGTTGATCCAGTAACACAGAGAGAACTACTCCAGACTGGTCTATATGGCCAGATCTTCGGTGCAGACATTATTGTTAGCAAAGTAGTTCCAGCAGGTAAGGCTTTTGCAACCGCAGAGCCAGAACTAGTTGGTGTTATGCCAGTTAGACAGGATATCGAAGTAATGCCAGCAGACGAACCCAAGCAGCTAAAGATGGGCTGGGTTATCAGCGAGATCGTTGGTATTGGTATCGTAAACCCAAGAGGCGTATCTACAGGCCAAGTCTGATTCCTATAATTAATTAGGAGATGGGGAGGGCAACCTCCCCATTTTTTTTTGGAGATAATATGAATAAACTTTTATTAAAAAATCGAATAGTTTTTATAGAACAAAAAAATCAAATTAAAG